GTCGCCGGCGCCCCTGCGCCGGTCTCGGCGGCCGCCTTGCTCAACCAGGCGCTAGACGTCGAACAGCAGGCGAGGCTGATCGTGGCGCAAGCCTACGTCGCGCGCGCCGGCGTCAACATCAACAACTCTCCGGGCTGACCATGGCAACGACTCCTAACTGGACCGTGCAATCTGTCCAGATTGCCGGCGGCAACCTCTTTGCGCTGGCCGCGAAATATTTAGGAGACGCGACGCAATGGAACAGGATCGCGGCGCTCAACGGGCTGACTGACCCGATGATCACCTCGATTGTCACCCTGAAGATTCCCCCGGTCGACGCCAAGGCCGGCAACGGCGGGATCTTGGGAATCTGATTATGGGTTACATCCGCGCGCCGCGCGTCATCGTCGCAACAGATGGCGGCGACTTCAACCCGCTCGACTGCTCGGTCAATGTCTCGCAGCACCAGTCGGCCGATACGTTCGACGCGACGCTCGCAATGGACGATCAAGGCGCGATCGCGCTTTGCGACATGGCGCCGATCAACGTCACGATCATGGCGTCCAACGACCAGACCGCGGGCGGATACGTCCAGATGATCATGGGCCAGGCGGACAAGGTCGAGGCCGATTTCGAGCAGAGGACGATTTCGATTTCAGGGCGCGATATGACTGCGCAGCTGACCGACCAGAAGACCAACGAACGGTGGCTCAACAAGAAGCCGGAAGAGATCATCCAGGATCTCGCCGGTCGCGCCGGTCTCGGCACACAGATCACGGGATCGTCGAAAGACAAGGCGGGCCTGAAGTACAAGGACGACTATAACCGCATCAGCGAGCTCGACAACTTCTGGAACGTCATCACGCGAATGGCGAACCACATGGGATGCATCGCGTTCGTCAAGGGCCAGACACTCTACATCCAGCCGTTCGATCAGTCGAATGGCGGCACCTATACCGTCTGGTATGTGCCGCCGACGCCGGGTTCGCCAGCGCAGAGCAACGCGATGTCGATTTCGGGCAGCCGCGACGTGAATCTGTCGAAGAACGTCACGGTCAAACATATGTCCTGGCAGCACAAAGAGGGCAAGGGCATCTTCAGCAAGTATTCCTCGAGCGGCGCCGGCGGCGGAAATCTCGACTTTTGGTTCAAGGCGGCGAACCTCACCAAGTCGCAGCAGGATCAGCTGGCGCAGACCAAGCTGAAAGAGATCCTGAGCCACGAGCGCAAATGCACGATCACGATGCCGGGCGACGTCAACATCGATCCGATGATGATGCTGCAGCTGACCGGCACCGGAACCGGGTTCGATCAGTCCTACATTATGTCATCGATCAAGCATCAATGGTCATATGACGACGGCCACATGATGCACATCGACTGTCGGAACCAAGACAGTAAGCGCGGCGGAGCATCGCAAGGTCAATGAGCGAGATTGAAGGCCTTATCGACCTGATCCACGCCGAAGTGCTTCGCGTGCTCCATCGCACCACCCGCCGATCTCCGGTCGTGGTCGACAGCTACGATCCGCAGACGCATGCGGCCAAATTTAAGCTGATGCCGGATTCCGACGGCAACAATGAGCCCGTCATCACCGGATGGATACCTCTGCATCCGCAGCAGACCGGAAACGGGGCAGGCTGGCATATTCCGCCAAATATCGGCGATCACGGTTGGATCGAGTTTCACGACGATGACCGCGAAGGCGGCACGTTCCAGGCGGCGGTATTCAACGACAAATTCCCGCCCGACAAGACGGTGCAGGCCGGCGAGTGGAAGTACATCCACCCCAAGACCAAGACGAAGATCTACTACGACAACAGCGGCAACATCACCATCACCGGGATGAACACCAGCGACGGCAAGGGCGGCGGACAGGACAATTCGAAGCAGACGATCATCCTCAAGGCGGACGGCTCTGTAACCACCCAGGACAGGACTGGCGTCGACAACATCGTGTTGGACGGCGTCGGCAACATCACGACGACCTCGCTATGACGATAAAGCAGCAAATCGTTAGCGCCGCGGCGGCGATTGTCGGCGGCGCCAGCGGCGACATCGCCTCGCAGTTGTCCGGCATGATTGCTCAGGCGTCCGGCCTGGCGAACGCGGGCGTCGGCCTCCCTGGGCTGAACGCCATGGGATCGCAGATTTCATCGCTGGCATCCACCATCACCAGCGGGCCGGGCGCGACTAGCGCGAGCCAGATCGCGAGCCTCGGCACGATGATGGCGACCGCGCCGATGTCCAGCATGGCCTCGCTGACATCGCAGATGACGTCGTTGGCTTCCCAGCTCACCAGTCAACTCAACCCGGGCGGCCTGCTCGCGCAAGTGCTCCATACGCACATCCTTGACAAGCTCAAGGGCGTCGTGGCGAGCGCGTTCCAGGGGCTGCACACGACGACCTGGGACAATAACGGCGTGACGCACACGTCGCCCGCCGCCGTGACGTTAACGGCGCCGCAGCTGCCTCACAACGGAAATATTCTCGGTTCGGACAACTTGACCCTGACCAAGGCCCTGACGGCGGCGGCGGTCGGAACGTCGTCGGACGAGAGGCTCAAAACGAATATTCAGGCCTTTCCGCCCGTGCTCGATCGCGTAATGGCGGCCGAGGTAAAGACCTTCGATAAGCACTTCATCGCCACCGACGTCGTGGACGGCGCGGCCGTCCATTCCGTCCACGACGAGTATTTCCCCTCGTTCGGCTTCATCGCGCAGGCCTTGCGCAAGATCTTCCCTGAGCTCGTCACAGGGGACGAGGCGACGGGATTCTTGAGCGTGGACGAAGGCAAGGTCGGCATCGTGGCCCTCGCGGCATTGCAGGAGTTTGTCGAAGAGACGCGGCGGGAGATCTCCGATCTCAAGCGCAGGCTTGGCGACAAGGGATAAACCATGGCCGATCTCTTCACTTGGTGGCAGCAGGATCTCGTCATCCTGCCGACCGGCGACTTGCTCGTCGCCGATGGCACGATCGAGGGAGAGCAGCGCGTCCTGCGCCGCCTTCTCACCAACCCGGGCGACTACTATTGGCACCTCGAATATGGCGCCGGCCTGCCGCGCTATGATGGCCAGGTGGAGCAGGAGGATGCGATCGCATCGCTGATCATGGCCCAGATTATGATCGAAGACGCTGTGGCGCAAAATCCGCTGCCGGTCGTGAGGGCCAAGGAAATCAATAGCGGGCTGCAGGTCGACATCAAGTACGTCGACAACAATGTCGGCCAGCTGGTATCGCTCGGATTCAACGTGAACGCATGACAACGCTGAACACGAAAAACTTCTCCGGCCTCGTCCAGGAATGGGCGGCGGTCGTGCAGTCGAGCGTTGCCACCGTGCGCCCGACGCTTGTCCTAAACTTCACCAAGGGCGCGGTCTTGCGCGCACTGGCGGAAGCGCAGGCCAGCGTGTCGCTATGGCTGCAAGGCCTGATCCTGAAGCTGCTCACGGCGACGAGGCTATCAACATCCATCGGAATTGACGTCGATACGTGGTGCGCGGACTTAATGCCAGGTGCGGTAGGCGGCGCGTTTCTGCCGACTGGTGCAATTAGCCCGCGCCTTCCAGCGCGAGCCGGGACCGGCCTTGTGACGTTCGCCAGGGCAACTCCGACCAACCCGGCGACGGTGCCGGTCGGCGCGCTGCTGCAGAGTGCTGATGGTGCGCAGACGTTCGCCGTAACGGCGGATCCCACCAACTCGGCTTATTCGGCCAGCGCCAACGGCTACATCATTCCGGCACAGGTTTCGAGCCTGCAGATCCCGGTGCAGTTCCAGTTTCCTGCTGGCTACGTGCCCAGCGCCTACACTGGGACGGTCGGCAACGTCCAGGTCGGCGGCATCAGCATTCTTCAGACCGGCATTTCCGGCGTCGACACGGTCACCAACGTCGCCGCGATCAACAACGGCTTCAATGCGGAAAGCGATCCGGCGCTGAAGGCTCGCTTCCCGCTTTACATCTCATCGCTGGCGAAGGGGACGGAGGGCGCGCTCGGCTACGCTATCCAGACCGTCCAGATGGGCATGCAATATCAGATCTGGGAGCCGGGTGTTGGTGGCTTCACGATGCTGACCATCTTCGTCGATGACGGCTCCGGTGCCATCCCGGCGTCGACATTGACTGCCGCGCAGGTAGCGGCGTTCGCCTATAAGGCGGCCGGTGTGCAGATGGCGGTCCTAGCGGCGACCGTGTTGAGCGCCAACGTCAGCATGACGATCACAACTGCGGCTGGCTACTACCATCCGACCGTGGTGGCGCAAGTAGTCGCCGCGATCACGCTCTACATCAATGGACTTGGCCTTGGAGCAACACCCGCCGCCGGAACGCTTTCGTTCATGCGGTTGGCGAAAGTCGCGTTCGACGCATCGCCTGGCGTCATTGACGTCACGGGTTACAGCCTCAACGGCGCCCAAGCCGATCTGATCCCAGCCGCCGGCCAAACGATCAAGGCTGGGACTGTTATCGTCTCCTAACTGGAATAGAGAAGCCATGGCCAAGGGAGATACGAGCGATATCTCTAACCGTCTGCGCGCGGCACTACCGCCATGGTTTCCGGATTCGGCCAACGCTCCGATCCTAACAGCGATCTTGAACGGCATAGCCGATGGATTCGCATTTATCCACGACTACCTACGCTTCGCAAAGCTCCAGACGCGCATCTCAACCGCGACTGGCGGGTGGCTCGATTTGATTGCGTGGGACTTTTTCGGAAGCAGGTTCACGCGCCGCCATGGCGAGACAGACACCTCGTGGCAACCGCGCGTCTTGAAGGAAATCCTGCGGCCCAGGCAGACGCGGGCGGCGATCAGCACCGCACTGTCGGATCTGACGGGGCGAGTCCCGAAGATCATCGAACTCTGGAACCCAGCGGATTGCGGTGGATACGGCGTGCCTCAGATGGGCGGCTATGGCACGGGTCCGGGTTGTTATGGCTCGCTGCTGTTCAACAACCAGGTGCTCGTCACCGCTTACCGCGCGCCGACCCAAGGCATCCCGAATGCTGATGGCTACGGCGGCTACGCGGGCGGCTACGGTGCCGGAACAATCGAATACGGCAGCCTCGCGCTCGTCACCGGACCCATCACCGACGCCGAGATCTACGCGCGCACTCAGCAGACCATCGCGGCCGGCACGACAGCGTGGGTCGCCCTCCAAAGCAATCCTCCACCGCCCCCGTCCCTAATTTCAGATAGCGGCGCTTACTTAACGAGCGAGATAACAGGCGCTCAACTGACGATTGGATGATGACAATGAAGAAAATGATGCGCGTTGGCTTGCTGGCCATGATCGCGTTGCTCGCTGGTGTGTGCCAGACGCTGGCGCAGACGCAGACGCAGACGCAGACATTCTCGGCGTATGTGTACGGGCTGTCAGCGATCAGCTCGCTCGACGGGACAGAGAAGGTCTTCGCGTTGAAGGCTGGCATGCCGGGGACGTTCACGCCGTCGTTGCTTTCCTCGATGCCAAGCACGCTGACCAACAAGACTTTCAACTGCGCCAGTAATACCTGCACGGTGCGCCTTGGTTATGACGTCACTGGCACGCTACAGGCCGGAAATTTCCCGGCGCTGATGGGCGATGTGACGACGATTGCCGGCTCTCTTTCGACCACGATCGCTAATAACGCGGTCACCAATGCCAAGTTGGCGCCGGCTGGCGCGGGAACGATCAAGGGCAACCCAACCGCAACAAATCCAGCCAATGTTCAGGACTTCACGATCCAAGGGCTGACGAACAATTCGTCTCCGAGTTCGACGCTCGATTACTTGATCATCTACAACCATTCGACCGGAACGCTGCAATCAGTCACGGCGACCCAGTTGCTTTCGACTGTCGGAGTGACTTCGCTCAACATGCTCACGGGTGCCGTCTCAGTTGTTGCTGGCACGGGCATATCCGTCACAGCTTCAAGCCCGAACGTCACGGTTGCACTGTCCGCCGCGCGCCAGACGTTGCCGACGATCCAGCGCTTTCTATCTGGCAGCGGCACCTACACGACGCCGGCAAACGTGCTGTGGATCGAAGTCAATCTGTGCGGCGGCGGCGGCGGCGGTTCTGCCGGCGGGAGCGGGGCCACTTCGGGTGGAGCAGGCGTAGCGACCACCTTCGGGACATCATTGCTGACTGCAAACGGTGGCGCGGGAGGTGCCATCGGTCCCGGTGGCGCGGGAGGCACGACGTCGGTGGCGGCGGGGCCCATCATCGTCGCGTCAATGAGCGGCAATTCAGGTCAGACGACCGGCCTCACGAATGCTACGACCGCCGCGTACGCTCCCGGTGGAAACGGCGCACCAGGGCCTTTCGGCGGCTCCGGAGCGGGAGGTGTCACCGCTGGCGGAAGTTCTGCGGTTGCAAACTCGTGCGCTGGCGGCGGCGGCGGCGGCTCGGGAAATATGACCAGCGTTTCCGGTGGAGGCGGTGGCGGCGAAGGCGGTCTGATCGACGTGATCATCTACAGCCCGACCGCGTCTTATGCCTACGCGGTCGGCTCTGGCGGCCCTGGTGGTACATCCGGGACTGGCACCAGCGGTACAGGCGGATCGGGCTACATCACAGTTACAGAGCACTACGGATCTTGATGGGGCAATTCCAGGCTTTCGCGACATTGACGCCTGGTCGCAATCGGCCTGTGTGAGTCACGGCAACTAAGACAGCCACCATCATAACACCTAAAATCAAGGAGCATGGCGCATGGACCGCCAAACGATTTACGCTGGCCAAATTCCGCTTGAGACCGATCAGCTCAAGCAAGGCCAGAACACGATGGTGGGACTTGCTAAGCTGTCGGCCGCCGTGCTCGGCACCTCCACGATCGTCAACGGGTTCACCGTAACTCCGACGGCGCCGGCATCTCTCAACGTCATCGTGACGCCGGGAGAAGTCTACCAGCTCGAAAACCTCGAGCAGGCCGCGTGGAGTTCGCTGAGCCCCGACACCCACACCATCTTGAAGCAGGGCGTCCTGCTGGACCCTGCCACGTTCGGCATCACGCCACCGAACACGGTCGGCTATAGCCAGGCCTTCCTCGTCGAGGTGCAGTATCAGGACGTTGACAGCGGCTCGACCGTGCTACCGTACTTCAACGCGGCTGATCCCCAGATTCCGTTCGCTGGCCCAGGTAATTTAGGCAGCGCGCAGAACACTGTGCGCAAGGGAGTCGCCGCGCTTCAGGTCAAGGCTGGCATCGCTGCGGCCACCGGGATGCAGACGGCGCCGACGGCGGACGCCGGTTGGACCGCCATCTTTGTCGTCACCGTGGCCAATGGCGCGACCACGATAACGTCTGGCAACATTTCTCAAGTCCCGCTTGCGCCGTTCATTCCGGTCACGTTGCCGAACGTGCCCTCTGGCGTTCAGTCGGGGCAGTGGCTGTACGGCGTCGACACGGGTGCCGTGAACGCCATGGTGGCGAACGTCACGCCGATCCCGTCTCAGCTCGTCCCCGGCATGACCGTCCACATCAGGGCAGCTAACACCAACACGGGTGCGGTGACCCTGGCCCTGAATGGCCTCGGTGCATCTGCCATTCACCGCGCGAACGGAGCGGCCCTGTCTGCTGGCGACATCAATGCCGGCATGGTCGTCGAGCTTATCTGGGACGGTGCTTCCTGGCAGATCGCGAACTATTTCGGGTTCACCAGCAACACGACGAACAACAACACTTACGTGCTCTCGATACCCTACGCCGCCGACTCAAGCGCCACACCGAACTCCATCATCGTGGCGCCTAACCCCGCCATCACGTCGCTTGCGGCTCCGCAGGAGTTGATCGTCAAACTCGCTAACACCGTGACCGGCGCGACGACGATCACGGTCAACAGCATGGCCGCCGTCCCCGTCGTTCGGCCTGACGGCACGCCGCTGCAAGCCAACGACGCATTCGCCGGCGAAATGCTGTGGCTGATATACAACGGCTCGGCCTTTCAGCTTTGTGTCAAGGCATCTTCGGATCTGATCGACACGGCTGTCACCTATACCGTGCATGGAGCCGGCGCGAACTTCACCGACCTCAACGCCGCATTCGAATATCTGAGCAAGTTCAAAATCACACACAATGGTTCGGTGACGTTGCAGCTTGCGGCCGGGACGTTCTCCTACACGACGAACGTCTTTATGGACCACCCGCAGAACCATCGCATCGCCATCAAGGGCGCGACGATGCTAGCGGCCATGCCGACGACGATAGGCTCGTATGCGACGAGCGGATTTGCGACGCGCACGACCGACAACACGACCAACATCGCGATGCTGCGCACCAAGTTCGCGACCGAAATCGACCTAGTGGGCGGCGTCGTGTGGGCGGTTGACAACGTCATGCTGGCCGACATCGATGCCATCCTGTTCGTCGGCGACAACACCAGCACGAACGGCCCTGGCAATGGGCTCCTTCTGGGCTGTGGGGCACAATCTAATAACCCAATTTCCGGCGGCACGTCGGGTCTCGCGTTCTACAATTTCAAAAGTGCCGCGCTCGCCATGAACAACCGCGCGGTCTGGCAGGTTGACGCCAGCAAGCCGTTCGCGTTCATCGGCAACAACAACGTCGCCCTCGAATTGACCACGGGGTCACAGTTCTACTTCACGAGCGCGCTGTTCGTGCTCGGGGGGGCCTCGGTCGGGGTTTACGTGATTGAGAACTCCGAGCTTTTCGGAGCGGGCACGTTGTATTCTCTGTGCAATGCGATCGACGGGATCGGCGTCATCAACGGGAGGGTCAGTGTCAGCGGCGGATTGACGCAGAAGAACGGCGGCTGGGGCCTCAACGCCCAGCAGGGGTCGTCATGCCTCAACGCCAACGTCGATTTCGGCAGCAACAACAACTCTGGCGGGGTGATCGCGCAGTACGGCACCATCGTCCGCCTGGCCGGCTCCGTCAACTACACCACGTCACCGACGGTCAACACGGTCGGCAATTCGAACTCGTACGTCTCATCCACATAAGGGGACAGCTCATGCTCCTACTCTACTGCGCCAATGGCGTGGTGATCGCCACGCACGACTCGATTCAGAATATCCAGGCCGCAACCTACGGGGCGAATGTCTCCATTATCCCGTGGGACATGACCGCGCCACTCGCGCGGATCGGGACGCCGCCGCGGCCCGGCCAGATCGACGGCAGACCGTATGCGGCGCCGACGCTCTCTGGCGCCGCTCAGCTATCGGCCTACGCGAACACCAAGCAGGGCCTGATCATGAACGGCGGCATCTCAGTGAACGTCGGCACGAACGCCGCGCCTCAGAACATTGAGGCGTCAACCGACGCGGCGAGCCTGATCTTGCTGCAAGGTGCCTATACGATCGCCGCATCAAACGCTGCGGCGACGTTCCAGTGGGTGTCAAATGGCGTGGCCGTCACGCTGACGGCGGCGCAGATGATCGCCATCCTGAATGCCGTGACGACATTCCTGCAGCAGACCTTCAGCACGCTTGCCGGGGTACTGTTCGCCATCAACGCCGGCACGATCACCACTCAGGCGCAGGTCAACACTCCTCCGTCGCCGATCCCGGCGTGGCCGGTAAACTCATAGACCGGAAATGGGCGTTGGCCTGCAACTAAGCATCCTTGTAGTAGCCGGCGTAGATGCTCTCGCCGTATAGTGAGCCCGTGTCCCCTGGCTCTTCTCGGCGCAGATAGAATGCTCGATAGTCAGGATGTGAATCCGTCCTAGCAAGGACCGCATCCTTGACCATCCGGCGCGTCATTTCGAGAACCCCATCTCGCAAGATGAAGTTGCCGTATCTGGCAAAGCTATCCCGCTTGCATAGATACGCCTTCTCGTTTGTGACGAGAAAAGGAGTGAGTTCGGTTTTTGTGGTGTAGAGATATTTGTAGATCGCGGCGATATTTTGCGAATAGTTTAGGTTGGCGAAATCATCGAGGATGACAACCCCGTCATCCTTGACGAAGCTATCCGCAAGAGCGAGTTCGCGCTGCGTGGGGTCGAATTGGTGACTGGCGTCAATATGGACGACCCTGCATGACCTGTTCAGAGCGTTGCGCTTTGCGCTATGCTCCAACGTGGAAAGTTTTTCCGACTGCATCACGACAAATTCGACATTATCGTTGATGGCCAACAATTTCTCCCTGTCGAAGTGATCGGCAATATCGATCAGCGTAAGGCGTTCCTCCTGTTTCAGGTGGTGGGCAAACACCGAAGCCGATCTCCCCCTGAAAACGCCGATCTCTAGAATGTTGCCGCCGATGCCGTTTCGCTCCTGAAACCCAAGCAACATGTCCATGACGGCGATCGAAAACTCGGAGAGCATGCCTTCAATCTGGCGCGCGGAATTGAAGGCACGCTTGAATAGCTCGTTTTCCGACTGATGTACGGTGTTCACCCAAGACATTTCTAAAGCCATCCATCTGGTTGTTTCGACAAAACCGCAATTCTAATGGCAACAATAGTACCAGAAATCCGCCGCAAACAGCAAATCACAGCCGCCCTCGGGCGGCTTTTTCTTTTCCAGTGGAGTCTGATCGATGACCGATCCCGTCGCGGGCGCGGTGGCGCCGCCGTATGTGCCGAAGTCTTCGCTCGCCGCGGCGTTGCCGCAATGACACAAGCGGAAGTGAAGTCGTCGATCGACAAGGCTTTCGAAGACAGCATTGGCCGAATGTTCGGTTTTTTCGTCTCAAATCTTGAGACGCAGGGCGCGGAAGATGCGACGCGCGAATTCCGGAAGGGATTCGAATTCCATCTTCGCGCTCATCAAATCGCGACGTCGATCGCGGAGCAACTCGTCAAGGCCTAAGCATGATCCGCCGCGATCTGGCATCAGCCGTCATCCCGCACCGGAGATAGTTTTCATGGGTAACGCAGTCCTCGCGGCGGCGAATGAGAAGCGATGGGCGAACGCCAAGATCACGCGGGAAAGCGCGTTCGCTCCCGTCGCGACCAGGTTGGTTGCGGCAAAGGATCGCTATCTAGCGATCGCGGCAAAGACCGGCGTGCCATGGTTTGTGATCGCGGTAATCCATGAGCGCGAGGCGTCGCAGAGTT